GCTACTAAACAAGCAGGTGCCAACGCAACACTAGAAGAATTAACACAGATTAATAGTCTTGCTGGTGAATTGTTTGACTTAACAGAAATTCGTGAACAAGATGCTCAAGCCACTGAGGCACAAGTACAAGCACAACAAGAAATGAATCAGGCTATCGCACAGTTAACTGAAAGTTATCAAGATGCAGTTAGTGCTGCACAAGAATTTGTTGACACTAAACAAAGCGAATATGAATTCCAAAATATGATTAACACTGCTGTAGGAGCACAACGCGACTTCTTAGAAGAAATGGCAGAGTTTGATCGTGAACGCATTAGTAATTTAGAATCATTAAGAGTTGCAGCAGAAGAAGCCGCAGCCGCTGGTGTTGAAGGTGCAATGGATGAATATAATGCTGCTGTTGAATTGTTTGACTTAAAACGAGAACAGTTTGCAGAGTTAGCAAGACTACAAGCAGAATTAAACAACAGTGCCTCACAAGGTGCTAAAGAGGCAATGGCAAACATTGGCGACTCATTTACACCTTATAAAATGGCACAACAGGCTATTGAAGATGGTTGGGGAGCAATTAGTAATGCTGTTGATAATTTCGTAAAAACAGGTAAGTTTAAGTTCAAAGACTTTGCGCTAAGTGCTATTGCCGATATTACATCAATGGTTCTTAAAGCACAGTTACTAAAAGGTATTACTGGTGGATTAGGTTTATTTGGTATTAAGATTCCTGGATTAGCATCTGGTGGCCCTGCTCAAGCAAATCAACCTTACATAGTTGGTGAAGAAGGTCCCGAACTATTTGTACCTAAATCATCTGGTACAGTTGTTCCTAATGGAGCAAGCATGGGCGGCGGTAATGCACAAGTAACTAACAACTATATTACAAATAATATTAATGCAGTTGACGCTAAGAGTGTTGCTGAACTATTTGTTCAAAATCGCAAAACACTATTAGGTGCTACAATGATGGCACGAAAAGAAATGCCATACGGTATGGCTTAAGGAAATATTATGTCTGGATTACAAACAATTATAGATAAATGTAATGGCATTACAATCAATCGTAGAAAAGTTGTTGGTGTGCAAATTACAAACAACCAAATACCAAGAACTGCTCTTACGCCAACTAAACAACCTTGGCGTTTTACTTTAGATATGCCTGGTAGTTTACGCTATAGCGCAGCACGAACATTAATAGAAACATTAGACACACTTGACAGACTAACTCCTCAAATAGTTACATTTAGTAATAATGCTTGCTTAAGTTGGATCTTTCGCTATCAAGGATCATTGAATTCTACACAACTTGGTCAATTGCGTGTTGATTCTTTTATTGGCAATCAATTAGTACTAACTAACTTGCCAGCAATATCATCAACAAGAGTTATGTTTGAGCCAAATGATTTGATACAAATTGCAGGTACTTTAGGTACTAATCCTTATCCTTTTACTTCTACTACTCAAGTTACTAGAGGTACAGGAACAACTATAACCATTACAACAAATAGACCAAATATTTTAACACCAAGTGTAGTAGCAAGTCCAATCATAGTAGGTAATCAATGTCAGTTTAGACTATTCTGCCCTAACATGCCTACTTATAAATTAGTACCTGGTGGTTATTTAAGGAACACCTCAGGAGTTACAATAAACAATGCTTTGATAGAATTTTCAGACGCATTTGAACTATATGAATTTGTAGGTGGTGCATAATATGCAGATTATACCAGAAGTAGATAATACAACTACGATTACAACAGCAGAGTTTGTTAAACTTACTATTTTTAACGACTATTCTAATATTGCTAATACCAATGTATATACCTTTTCTAGTTCATATCAAAGTGAAGTTATTGATGGTGTAACATACTCTGCTCTTGGTGGACTATTACAAGTTGGTGCACAGAATAGAGATTTGCGAGTAACCGCAGGTGACACTACGATAGCATTGTCTGGTGTATCTGGTAATAACATTTCTGTTGTACTAGGAAACAAAATAAGAGGTAGTGAAGTAGAAGTTATCAGAGGCTTTTATGACGCTAACATGGTATTACAAAATACTTATCCTCGCTTTACTGGTATCGTTACTAACTATAACATATCACAAGATCGTGAGGGTGTAGATGATAACTTTACAGTAGGCATTTCTGCGTCAAGTTATAAAACAGTTTTACAAAATCGTATTGCTGGTAGAAAAACAAACAAAGAAAGTTGGCAGTTTTTTAATAACACTGATACTAGCATGAATCAAGTATATTCTATTGCTGGTGTATCTTTTGACTTTGGTATGCCTGCTACAGGTAATTCAGTTGTTCCAGGTACCTATTCAGGTGGTGCTGATTCTAATTTTAATGGCGGAGACTCGTTCTACGAGTATTAACAAATGAACACAAGATTAGCAAATAAATTTGATGTAAATGATATTTTAAGAATGCTTGGTACTTTTATTGATACAGTACAATTGCCAGGTAATACTTTGAAAAATCCAGACTTTAATTATTTTAATAAATTATACCATCACATAATCATAGGTGGTGGATTAGCAGTTGTTGCTGAAAGTGATAACAAAGTAGTAGGAATGTTAATTGGAATAAAAGACCAAAACATTTTAAGTCCAAACGATATTACATTACGAGAAATGATATTTTGGATTGATCCTGATTATCAAAAAACACGAGCAGGTTATAAATTGTTAAAAACTTATATCAGTGAAGCAGAAAAGTTACGCGAACAAGATATTATAAAAGTATATACTATGACCAATACTGAAAACTTAGAGAACATTAATTATGAACGCTTTGGTTTTAGAAAAATAGAAGAAACTTACGCGATAGGATTATAATAATGGCCTTATTTACAGCAGCAGTAACAGCAGTAACAACAGCAATAAAAGCACTTACACTTAAAGCAGTGGTAGTAGGTGCGGCTAAATTTATTGGAACAACATTATTAGCCTCAGGTGTTTCTCGTTTAATGGCAAAGCGCCAATTAAAATCAGCATCATCAGGTGGATTTGGTGGAGGTAGAATACAATTACCTCCAGCAACAGACAATAAAATACCCGTAATATATGGATCAGCATTTGTTGGTGGTCCAGTTATTGACGCAAAAATATCTACTGATCAAAAAACAATGTGGTATGTTATTGCGTTAGCAGAACACACTGACAGTACAGTAGGAAGTGGTTATACATTTGGTGTTGAAACTTATTATGATGGTAAGTTGGTAAATTTTGGAGTAGGTGCTGCGGTTGCAAGTTTACAAAATAATAACGAAGGTACTCCACAAGTAGATACTAAAGTTGCTGGTAACTTATTCATTTACTTTTTTAATAATGGTAGTTCATCTGGTGTTAACACTGGTGGACAAACTGCTATACAAATTCTTTCTGACGCATCAATACCAGTAGCACAAAGATGGACTGCTACTGACACCATGACTAACTGCGCGTTTGCTATTGTTAAAGTAATTTATAACGCAGACGCAGGTACAACTAATCTTGGATCATTAACAGTACGACTAGTAAACAATCTTACAAAGCCCGGCGAAGTGCTAAAAGACTATATGCTTAACACAAGATATGGTTGTGCTATTCCTTTATCTAGAATTGACACAGATTCATTAGATGACTTAGACGATTACTCTGACGAACTTATTACATATGTTCCAGTTGGTGGCGGAAGTGCCACACAGCCTAGATATAGAATTAATGGACCAATAGATACAGCAAACGATTGCTTAACTAACTTACAAATATTAGTAGATGGTTGTGACTCTTGGTTACAGTACAGTGAAATGACTGGTAAATGGAAAGTTGTAATCAATCAAAGTTACCTTGACTATACTACATTCAATGATTTATTTGTTGTAAGTGACAGCAACTTAATAAGTGGTATTCAAATCAATCCAATTGACTTAAATCAAACTTACAATGAATTAGAAGTTGCTTATCCTAATTTTTACATAAAAGATCAAACTGATTATCAAACAATAAAACTATCTGATTATTTGCCCGGTATCATGTCACCTAATGAGGCAGTAAACAGACTTAACATAGATTTACCAGTAGTTAACGAAGCCATACAAGCAAAATACATTGGCTTGCGTAGACTATTAGAATCACGAGAAGATTTAACTATATCATTTCAAATGGATTACTCTGGTATCCAAATAGAAGCAGGTGATGTAATAAGAGTTAACAGTACTGTATATGGTTGGACTGACAAACTGTTTAGAGTTGCTAATGTTGCTGAAGAAAAATATCCTGATGGTACATTAGGTTCAAGTGTACAAGCATTTGAATATAACGATACCATTTATGCTGATAATTCAATACAAGACTTTATACCAGCATTCAACACAGGATTAACTGATCCAAA